ATGAAACTCAACAAATCTACTGTTGATGCTATTCCATTAACTGAAAAAGGTCAAAAAATATATAGAGATGCAGAACTGATCGGTTTTGCTGTTCGGGTAACTAATAAAAGTAAAACCTATATTGTTGAAAGGAGGCATGAAGGTGAACTCTATCGAGTGACAATTGGTAAAACTACCGATATTCCTGCAACAAATGCTCGAGCAAAAGCTCAGATGATTCTGGCGAAAATTTCAAACAATGAATATGAAAAGCCTATCAAATTAAAGAATGTTGCTAATCCTTTAGATATTACAGTGAATGAAGCTCTTCAAATTTATATTGATAGAAATGACTTTAGGCCAAAAACAATTAGGCAGTACCGTAAGTACTTTGATTTATATTTGGGGTGGGGCAACAAAAAGCTTTTCCAGATATCTAAGCAAGAAGTACTGGATCGATTTATTGAGGTATCAGAAGTAAGTGAGTCGTCAGCAAATGGTGCTGTATCTCTTTTAGGTACCTTATGGAAGTATATTCATGTTCTTTATTCAACAGATGAGAACCCGATTCTTAAAAGTAATCCAGTTGACATTATTTCCGTAACAAGAGGTTGGAATAAAATAGCAAGTAGGGATAGACATCTCCATAAAGACATCATTCACAAATATTACAATGCAGTGCTTCATTATGAAGATGAGTTAAATCTGGAAAATACTGCTAGGTCAAACACGCATCGGGATATCGTATTGATGTGCATGTATACGGGATGCCGTAAACAGGAGGCATGTTGTCTAAAGTGGTCTGATGTAGATATTAAAAATGGTACCTTAACTTTTAGAGATACCAAAAATGGTTCAGATCATACTTTTCCTATTGGTGATCATCTACACAGTATTTTGCGTGAACGTTGGTTATTAAGAGAAAACGATTGGGTTTTCCCAGCTACTAAAATGCCTACTTCGTGGAATATGCATGCAACTAAGGTAGATACATTATTGAATAGAGTGGGTAAGGAAGTTGACTATTACGTTTCAATGCATGATTTCCGTCGTACATTTGCCACTATATGCAACCTTTTAAGATTTAATATTTATGTGACAAAAAGACTTCTTAATCACACGGCTAAACCAAGAATTGATGTGACAGGTGGATATGTTCAAATTCCAGATGAGGAATTAAGAGCTTCAATGAACATGATTGAAGCGGTGTATCAAGGTAAGATTGATTGCTTTAATTATCAATCTGTATGGGCAGAAAGATTAAAAGAAATAAAGGCGGTTTAACCGCCTTAAACTGTTGCAAGCTGTGCTGTATTAAGCACAGTCTTGCTTTGCTCATATTTCAAAACGTCTTTCTTTTTATATGAAACACGTCTCCCAATTTTCGAGAAAGGCAGTGATGATTGATCACAACGCATTCTAGCTAATGTCCAAGGCGAGCAATCTAAATAAAGTGCTACAACCTCTTGAGGAAACTTCTGTTCTTCATTAGCCATTATGAAGCGATCCAAATATTCTTGCTGTTCTTTTTCAGAAAGATTTCTCAAATCTTTTAGCATTCACGCCACCATTCTATAAATACGTTTAACTTCATGGTCCAGCTCATCCATTGCAGAGCGACCTTCTTTGAAATATTTCAAAAGCATTAGTTTGTATCGCTCTTGAGCTGCTTTGTTCATCACACCTTCGTTGCTTACTGAAAGGGTGCCTTTATTACCTTTAATTAAGTTCACGCCGTGCGGTGTGCCTTTCCCGCGATACCCGGCATTTACGTTGAACACAATGAACTTCTCGAAAAGCTGCATTGGTAGCAGCTTTGGCTCGAAAAGAAACTCTGGAGTAGTTTGTTTTGACATTAGAAAGGTTCCTCCAGTAAATAATCAGGTTCGTTTGATGCTGCATTTTCTAACTCAAAGCGGCGTTTCTTAACAAAATCCATGAGTCGTGATTGAATCTGAGGATCTCGTGCGGCAACATCTATTTCCAAAGCATCTAACGTAGTAAGGTCCGGTGCAGTTTGGATCTGGACCATTAATGAAGGTGGTTCACTCTCTACAGGCTTTTCATCTGCAAGCTCAGTCAAACGTTTGTGAGTAGCTTTGAGCAAAGGCTCCATTTGTTTATCTGACCATGTACGGGTGTATCGATAAACAGCATTTACCTCAGCTGGTGTTTTTGACTCTTTAACACGCTGGAGAAGGGTATCTAATGTCTTCTGATATTCTGGATCTGATTCAAGTTCATTAGATACTGGAGTTAATAGATCCTCGGAAGCTGTGACATTAGTTTGTTCTGTAATAACAATCGTTGACTTATTATTGGTAGGAAAAACTTCAGAAGGTATTACTTTAGCTGGTGTCTCAGCTTTTGATTTTTTACCACGCTGTTTTTTTGGTTCCTCACCTAGGCGAATAACACTTAAATCGTCACTAACTTCAAAACCTAACGCTTTAGATAGTGCTTTTAATTGAAGCTTGGCGTTTTCTGCATCACGTTGAACGAAGCCACTGTTAATAGAATCAATTAATGAGTTAGTTTTGAAATCTAAAACATAGACCGTAGGTGAATATGTACTGATTACAAAAACTTCCTGACCGTCTTCATACTCATCAATAGTTAATGGCTTTGTGAATGTAATGCCAGCCAGTTCAATAGTTTCGATTTTGATGCAGAATTCAAAACCTGGTTTACCAAACACAGAAGCGGGGAATTGATCTAAATCAGAAAAGTCCAACATGTCTCCAATAGGACGACAAAGTACAGTTTTACCTTTTTGAAGAGCTGCAAATGCTTCTTGAGCAGTAATTAAATTTGTCATGTTCTTATCCTTTTTTAACTGAAACTAATTTCCAAAAACTTAGGTGCTTACGATCAAAAAAAGCGCCTCGGCCAAGTTCTTTTACTGCTGCACGAAAGAGGGTTTCTTCATCTGAATCTTCGTCAGCCCAAACTTTTACATTGCCTTCATACTGGGCGTAAAAGCCTGGTGTACTTTGAACTCTAACTATCCATTCACAACGTTCTTTCATGCTGTCATCCCCGTTTTAGCTAATGTTTCAATGTCTTGTTTAACTGCTGGTAGTTTTGCTGCTTCAATTTGGATAAGGGCATCTATGCCGAAGTGTTCACAAACTGTTTTCACGTCTAGGCCGCGTTCAGCTATGAAGTTTTGAAGTTCATCTCTTTGTTGATCTGAGATACCGTTAAATTCTGGTGGACTAATCCAAGTGCCACGTTGCTTATCAAACGTGCAATTCAATGCTTTAGCTCTCATTAACATTGCTTGGCGCATGTTCTGGTAATACATGTGTTCTTTATCAAGCGACTCAGTTAATTGATTAAGGTCACCTGCATGCTCTGCTTCCTCACAGCTTTGTTTCCAGTTTTCTAGCTCTTCTTGGGCTTTAGCTGCTGCAAGTTGTGCAGGCGTTAAGGTGTTAATGTGATCTTTAGCTTGAGTAATCAGGTCAGCCAAGAAAGTAGGGTGTGCTTTAAGATCAGGTACCCATACTTCACCGGTTTCACCGCCTAAAGCACCTGAGTTTTTCGCATGATGTGTAGGCGAAGGTTTGAAATTAATAACGCGGGCATTTTTACCTTCACCAGTAGTAACAGTTGTTAGATAACCCATGACATCTGCGATACGGTAAAGCTCGTTACGGTTTTTACCACCTAGATCTGGGCGGTAAATAATTTGATCACCGTTTTGATCTTCTGATGCGTGTGCAATGAAAACAACATCTTTACCTAAACTGATCAAAGTATTGATGTATTGCTTGAACGTTTGGTTCGCTAAACCTTGAGCCTTTAACTTTAAAGAACCATCTTTTTGACGGTTATTTGCCGTAAGTAACAGGTGGGTTTTAATGCATTCAAGCATTGCACCCACGGTATCAATGACAACGGTTTTATATGGTGCTAAGTCCTGCGGAGTAAGGTTTGCAACATCACTCCATTGTTGAACCTGTACAACCGCACCACGACGTAATTCACCAGTACGGTGAGCACCACGGTCAAAGTCAAAAGAAATTGCTTTTTCCGCAGTAAAGCCCATCGATGATTTACCTAAACCCGGATCAGCGTAAAGGTACACAATAATTGCTTGTACCAATAAAGTTTGGTCAGCAGTAATAATCGGTAAAGCCATTTTTCTTATCCTTATCTTGAGCCAGTGAAGCCGCGCTTAGTTTTATAAGCTTTGCGGTCATAAGTAGGGATATTTGTTTCACGCAGTTTTATTGCGAGCTGCTTTCTGCGTTGAAAGTCGATTTCTTGTGTGAGTTCATTCCAAACTTTTGGATAGTCGGTTTGAAACTTATACACATTTAAAGGCGTCTTAAATCCGTCTTTAACTTTGTAAAGAACTGAGCCATTAGCATTAGATGCGTACACTTGCCAGCCAATACGAACAGAGTAGAGACCCTTATCATCACGGCCTAAAAATGACATGTAGCCGTCAGGGTGGTTTTGAAATTAGACATGTTCAGCCTCCTCGATCCAATGATTACGGTCGATATAGCCCGCTAATAAAATATTTATATTTTTATGGTCGTCATGATTGGTGAAATCATTCCAAGGTTTGCCGCTTAAGTCAGTTACTGACTCAATAGCAAGGTTAGTAATTTCAGCCGCTGTAAAATCAGATCCAGCTACACCGTAGTTATCTGCTACCCCATCAAAATCAAAGCTTACGTTTAATTTAAAGCCATCAATGCGGATAACAGCTACACCAGTTTTTTCACCAGTCTGCTTAGCACCTAAAAGCTCGTATTCAGAAGCAACTACTTGCTCGCTTTCATATGAATAATTAGAAGGGACGCTTGAATTAGCAGTTCGATATTCACAAGAACCTAAGGCTACAAGTACAGCAATTGCTGCAACTCCAGTTACCTTGTGCTTGTTTGAAAAGGTTTTTACGTTCATAATTGATCTCGCAGTTTGCAAAGCACATCGGACCTGGGGAGGGGCGGTGTGCTTTTTTGTTGTCTGTGAGATAAATACTACTTTAAGTAGAAATTAAGTCAATACATAGTAGGAATTATTTCCTACTTAAAGTTGTAAATAATTAGTTTTAAATAATAAAAAACCCACAAAAAGTGGGTTTAAAGTAAAAAATTAATAATTGGTTTCAAAGAAAATAAGCTGAAATTCAATAAATATCTCGGTACAAGCCAACCACTTTTCCAACAAGGCGGCAATCTTCGGAAAGTTTAATAATTTTATCAGGCCAGTCTGGGTTCAATGGTTCCAAGAATTTACTTGTTCCTTCGCCCTCAATGATAAGCTTTTTAAAAGTCGCCTCTGAATCGCCAGCGCAAGCTACAATTACAAGATCATCTGTTTTAAGATCAAATGTTTGAATGTCTGGATTCACATATATTCTATCACCCGGTAGAAAGGTTGGAGCCATAGAATATCCTACTACTTTTAAAGCATATCCATTTTTCCCGCATCTTCTATTTGGCGGTAAATATTCTTCAATTTCCGTATCTTTCAAAACTGTCTCAATCGGTGTAAATGAACCAGCCGCAACCCAAGAGATTACTGGAACCCTGCGTCCTTCGAAACCAACTTTATCTGATAAATCAATATTATTGTCTAACTTAGTGCCATGGTCTAAGTAACTAATTTCCACTCCAAAAATATCAGCCAATGTTTGTAGCTTTTCAATTCTTGGTTTAGCAGAACCGAGTGTATATCTACGAGCCATCTCATAAGAAACACCAATAGCATTTTTTAACTCATTGATAGTTTTAATTGGAGAGTCTTTTGCCTTCATCAATGCGTTGAGTCGGTCCGCAAAGTCTTTGTATTTAGCGTCTTCCATCAAAATAGGCTTCTTTTCTACTGTGGGTAGAATTTTACTATCAATTTTTAGTTGCACCAATTCTATTTTTGGTAGTATATTTCTTTCTACTTTAAGTAGGTTTTTTGGTGTCATTTATGACTACTCCACATGAAGCATTTAATAACGCTGTGACTTTTGCAGGGAGCATCTCAGCTTTAGCTCGAAAAATAGGGGTTACACCTTGGGCTGCTAGCAAATGGAATCCTGAGAAAATTCCAGAAGATCGCTGTTTGAAAATTGAGGAAATTACTCAGGGTCAAGTTAAGGCAGAACAATTACGACCAGATATTAACTGGGAATATGTTCGCAAGAACCTTAAGAAGCAAAACCAATCCGTGAGCTAATTCTCACAAATTAGCAAACGTGCGTATACGTGAAATTTAAAGAGGGATTCACATATGAGTGAAATCAACTTAAGCCCAGAGGCTAAAACAGCAATTTACAAGATGATTCACCAGTCACAAGGAGTTACGCCGCAAGAAATTGCAAACGTACTTGGTGACTCTTACAAGAGCGTACTTAATTACGCAAACCCAAATATGGAAAGCCATTTACCAAGTATTAAGAAGCTTGAGGCAATGATTCAGTTTACACGCAACCCAGCTTTAGTTAAGGCATGGGCACACATGCTTGGTTATGTTCTAGTGCCAGCTAATCAAGTGGATGAGAAAGGCCATGAAGTCAGCATTGTTGAAACCTTGCTACATATAAATATTAACAATGGCCAAACCAATCAACAGGTCCACAAAGTTTTAGAGGATGGAGTTGTTACACCTGCGGAATTAGCAGATACAGAAGAAATCTTAGAAGAAATGGAAAACCACATTCGCCAACTTCGAGAGGCGCTTAAGTCGGAAGCTGCAACTTATATTTCTAAGGTAAAGAAAGAAAAAGCCTGATCTGGTACATCAGGCTAGTCAATTCAATTACTTGCTAGAGGAATCGAATATGCAAAATAATTTATCAGAACAGCCAACCGAACTCAACTCGCAAGATTTTTTAGTAGGCGATGTGGTTGTGCTTACACCGCAAGGCTCCAAAGATTACCTGCTTGAAATCATTGACTACAAGTACACGAATGATTTGTTCCGAGTAAAGGTTATCTCCTCTGGTGCTTGTGGACCAATCCATAAAAGCCAGATTCGCCACGCAACAGTTGCTGAACTTAACGCCAAACGCCGGCTAACAAGCGCTGAGCAAGCATTAGCGGAGGTGTCATGAATAGTCAATTTAAGTATAAACCTGAGTACAAACAGACTCAGGAAATTCAGTCCTTCTTTGATCCAGCGTTAGTGATTCTCAATGAGCTACATGATCGTAACCGTAAAAATCTAAGAGCCAAAGGTTATGACGAAAATAATGCTGCAATAACGCGTGAAGAATTTTCACAAACTATGGCACAGCGTTTTCGCATTAATCAGTGGTTAGCAGGGCAGATCGTTAATAGTTTGGCTAATGCTGACTTGGTTCAAAAATTTGGTGGGTATGTAAAGCCTAAGGTCGGTGTACATGAGTAATTTTGTGCCTAATTCCTTTCAAGTGCCTAATGCATTTGTTGACGAGGTTTTAAATAAAATCTCTGATGCTGCATGCAAAATTTATTTAGTTATTTGCCGTAAAACTCGTGGCTGGAATAAGGAGATGGATTCCATCTCTTTAACTCAATTTGAAGAGATTACAGGGAAGAGTAGACCGACAGTTGTTAAATGCCTTAATGAATTAATTAAAGTTGGTTTAGTCGTGGAACAACCAAGCACAATTCATGGAAATACATTCAAATTAGGTAACGATACTAGCGTTGGTTTAGTGCTTAAATTCCCTAGTAAAAATTTTTTACTACCTGAAATTTATGGCCAAACTAGTAAAAATTCTTTACCACTGCTAGTTAAAAATTTTAACTACACTAGTAAAAATTTTTTACCGCTACTAGTAAAAATTTTTAACACACAAAGTATCACTATCAAAAACAACTCTCAAAGTAATAAAAAAATAAATAAAAAAAGAGAGTCTGTTTCTGAAAAACCTAAAACAGAAAAACCAAATGAATTTAATCCACGTTCAGTTGAACTACCTGCATGTGTAGATCCAGAGCTGTGGAACAATTTTGTTGATATGCGTATCAGCATCAAAAAACCACTTTCTGAAAACGCAGTAAAGCTAATCCTTAAAAAACTTATCTCGTTTGGACCTTTCGCTAACCAATCACTGGAAAACTCAATTATTGGAAATTATCAGGGTGTATTTGAACCTCGCCAAAATCAAATTCAGGAAAACCCACAATCACATAACGTTCCTGAAGAACCGGGTTATTTCACTCAAATGTACGCTGAAAGCAACCGTTCAAACGTGATTGACGTTACTCCAGTGTCACAAGATTTTGGAGGCTATTAATCATGAATGAATTAGCACCATTTGAAAGTTTTTTAAAAGAACTAATTGCGGCTTACAGAACTAAATACGCTGTTCAGTTCAATAAGAATTTCCCAGTTGAAGGGAAAAATGCCGTTCCAATGCAAATCGTTGAACAGCAGCTTGCTAAAGCATTGGTTGGGGTTACACCTAATCAACTTCAAAGAGGCTTAGCGCTATTTTACGCTAGTACAAATACCTACATGCCTAACTTCGCTGAATTCCGTGCTATGTGCATGGGGGACGATTGGTGGAGCGCTGAGAAGGCTTGGGTTAAGGCTTGTGAATACACTCAGATCTCTCAACACAAAAAAGTGACTTTGCCAGACGGAAGAGAGCAGAACCAAGAAATTACAACCTTGACCAAATTTGTTTTAGACCAAGTTTATTCACTAATCCAAGATGGTGAAATGTACAAAGCCAAAATGGAATTTATCAAAATCTATGATGAATACAAGGCTGAAGCACAACTGAAGGGTAAAACCCAAGCTTGGTACCAAGAACCAATTTTATTAGCTCAGAAAAATGAGCAAAAGGTGCATAAGCCTGTTTCAAATGACGAAGCGCAAAAGCATCTCCAATCATTGATGGAACGTTTAAAAATCAATGGTCGTAAACCTGTACCAGTACAAAAGCTTAAGGCTAAGGAAAAAGAGCCTGAGCTTGCAAAGGAATTAGGTCCAGATCCTTTCGATAATCCGCACGAATACGCAGAGATGTGTCGCCGAGAAGGTATGCCGATACCTAGAAATATTCTTCAGCTAATTGAAGGGGCGAATGTATGAACAAATTCGAGATTTTAGCGTGGGGGTTACTCATTTCATTTTATACAGCCGCTATTTGTGGGGCGGTGGTTTTGTGGTGGTTGGCGCGTAAAGAGCTTGATGAGAAAGGAATTCACCAATGAAACTAACTAAACAGCAACGTGCTGAGCTAAAACAAAAGTTTGGTGGACATTGCGCTTACTGTGGTGATTTGCTTGGCGATAATACGCAGAGATGTGCCGCCGTGAAGGTATGCCTATTCCAAGAAATATTCTTAAGTTAATTGATGGGGTGAATGCATGAAAGCATCTAAATTGATTAGAGATAAAGGACTGCAATACGCGAAGGAAATCGTAGATTCAGCACCCGATAACGCAACTGAATGGAACGAGGGTTATGAGTTCCAATGTGGTCAAAGTGTAGAGATTAGCAAGGCTGACCGAGAAAAATATTTTGTAGACCTTTCTGAACTCAAGCGTCTGGTGAAGTCAGTTGAAATTATTAATCAGGCTGGTGGTTATGAGGTTGTAAAAACTGCCATTACTAACTATCGAGCTTCTGGTGACATAGTCACATTCTCAAGTTTAGAAAAGCGTTTGAAAGACCACGAATCAATATATGGGGACCGTGAAAATGCATAAATGCAACCACTGTGAAGCTGAGCAATTAATTAATTCGTATGGTGGTCTTCCAGAAGCAAAGGCTTACATGAGGCGTTATTTCAAGCTGAATGGAGGATTAGGAAATAAGTATCCAAGAACAGGCGCTTTGATAACTCAAAAGATGAATGAATTGCAGAGTGCAATTTTAACTGTAGAGGGCTTAAATAATGGACAGTAAATGGATTGAAGCGCAACGACGTGAAATGGAAAAGCTTATTTCACCAGAGCTAATCAAGTCGAGAGATTTAGCACGTCAAAGTTACTTCGATCATATGGAAAAAGAAATGGCTGACCACGTATCGCGCTCAATTGAACCACTCAGCGGCAAAAAGCAAAGCACTCTGGTTGAATTAAGGGAGTCAATTGAAAAACTGGCTCAGAAGTATAAACAAGATGCTCATTCATCCAGCCTTTTTGGTGATCAGGATAAAGCACGAGTTTATAACCGCTTTGCTAATGAGTTGGAACATTTTCTGAAAGGTGGTGCTTGATGTCGTCAGTCAGCATTGCTGAATACCGCAAGTTATTTCCGATAAATAAAAATAAAAAGCGGCGCTCAGCAAAGCAAGTTGCCAGACAACCAAGTGTGGGTGAAATGGTTCTGGCAACGCATTTAAGAGCATGCAAGATTAGTTTTGAACAGGAATATAAGTTCCACCCTGAACGTAAATGGAGAGCAGATTTTTTAATAACGGGTACAAAGATTTTGATAGAGGTGGAAGGCGGGATCTGGAGCGGAGGTCGCCATACAAGAGGTAAGGGCTATATAGGGGATATGGAGAAATACAACTCCGCAGCAATGATGGGTTTTACAGTTTTACGGTTCAGCACAGAGCAAGTTAAAGCAGGCGTGGCGATTAAACAAATTGAGCAATTGGTGGGATGAAAATGAATATGCCAGTACAACAACACATTTTACAAGCGGTCGATTGGTCTAAATATAGTTTTGAGGAATGGTGCCGCCAGCTCGGGGCTTGGCTTAATGGCGATACTGAAACTATGGTAAAAATTGTTAAGACGATGCCAACTAAACGCATCACTCAAAAACAACGAGAAAAATTAATAGCTATGTATATGAGCGATGAAAATTTAAAAGATCGCTTATGTATTCGCCGTAAGGGGACATGCTGTCAACTAAATGATAATGAAGCTCGTGCAATCCATAGGTTAATTATTGATATTCAATTAATAGAAGACCAGATTTTACAAGAATGGATCTCAGCAATTTGGTCACATCATGTTATGGGTAATTCTTTAAGAAATATTGCTCAGAGTAATGACACTTCAGTTAATCAAATTAGACAAGATTTAAAGTGTGGACTTGCTTATATTAAAAGCCGTAATCCGCACTTTAGTTTTGAAACTTTTGAAAAAACCACTTGAGTGTGCGCACGGGGTATGGCATATTCGTGTTATAGTGTTCGAAGTGTAAGTAAAGCACCTGTATTAAAGCTCATCTAAAGATGGGCTTTTTGCATTTCTGTGTTATAAAAATATCTCCAATAAAAAGGGGATAAAAATGGGTAAAGTTCGTGTTAGATATAAAGATGGTACTGAAGAAGAATTAGTTGAAGTTCCAGAAAGAAACGGAAATACAATAAATATATATCATCGTAATGCCAATGGAGACTTTATTAGTCAATATCTTCCACCTCACAGAAGGTTAGAAGTTCATAATATGGGATCTGGCTTGGATTATCGTTTAGGTGATAATATTGTTCATGTAATTCGACTGGATTATCCATAATTATTATTTTTGCCGAACGGATTACGGCGTATAGAGCCCTGCCACATACTAGTTATTAGCGGGGCTTTTTACTTTATGTGCTAAGCTGCCATTCATAACTTTATGGAAGCTTACAATGTATATTTGAATTGGCGGTGATTTGGGCGGTGAGGTTGTAAATAACCGTGAAGATACATACTTTGAAGCTAGTGAAATAGATTCAAGCAAACAGTCAACATACAATCGCCAGAGTTTTATTGTGCGTGCAAATACTTATAGATTTTGGCTATGTGCAGAACTTTCCTTTTCTGAAACTACAAAAATCGTCAATAAGTATCTAGCCCAAAAAATACCCATATCTTTCTTAATTTAGAACTTAAACACATTGAAGCCCGCCATTTGATGGGCTTTTTTATTTGTAGTTTAAATTCACAAATTCCTTAAAACAGCTATAATTGAAACCAAGAATAATTCAAAGGTTTAAGAGTGAGTATTTTAAGGACTATATGTAGTATTGTTGTGTTTATAACATCAATAGTATTGGGGTTGTATTTGTTACTAACAAATAAGATTCAAGGTACAGAATTTGTTGCCTTAATTGTTGCTTTTATTATCTTATCTGTTTTCATTTTTTTATTTCCAAATGTGCATGAAATATCTATAGGACCAAGCTTAGTTAAATTGAATAAAGCGAAAGAGGAGTCCGATCAAATAATACAAGATCTTCGTGACACCAGACTGGAGATGTTTAGAATGTTGTTAAAAGACTCCTTGAGTGATGGAAGTTTTTGGGGGAGTGATGCTCTAAAAGATAACCGAATCATTATTTTTTTGAGAACATATAATAAAATTGTAGAAGCAAAATGCAAAAATGAATTAACAGCAGAAATTAATAAAATATTAATTTTACTTATAGAGGTTCAATCTCAAAATATAAAAAACTGTAGTCCCAAAATGGCCGAAAAATTTGAAACAGATGAAATTATAGTACCCCCCTTAAAATATTCAGTTTTTCTAAATGACGATATTGTTGAAGATTTCAGGTCTCGGCGTAGACCTCATTTAGATGGAGTGCAGGCTAAAACAGAAATTATTGAGGCTATTAATGAATATGCAAAAATATACCCCATATACATTTCTGAGATAGTTCCTTAGAAATTATTTATTTTCAGGAAAACTCCACAGTGTTGGAGTTTTTTATGGGTGAAATAAATGGACAGTAAAGATTATTTTTGGCTTACAAGAAAAAAAGAGCCAAAAACCAAACCTAAAAGACGACCATTGCCGAAGGCTACACAAAAGTATTTAGAGGCCGAAGAAGACTTTACTCAAGCTTTAGATTTTCTGGAAATTAAATACGAAAAGAAGTTTCAATTTAAATCAACCAAGCACTGGCGATTTGATTTTCATTTAATTGAACATCGTATTTTAGTTGAAATTGCTGGAGGTCCTTGGTCAGGTGGCCGAAAGGGTAGGCTTAAAAATAAAGCTTGGAGTCTTGATCGTTACGACGTAGCTGAGAAGATGGGTTACACAGTAATTCGCATAGAGGCAGCACCAAGATTTAAGATTAATGAATCTGGTCCATTACAGATCCAAGCTCATTTCGCTAGCCAATGGCTTAAAAATTTAAAGAGGCAAATATTTAATGGATCAGATCAGACCATTTCCTCCAACTGATTTTATTGATCAAGCTGAAGAAGAGGAAGCAATTAGACTAACACCAGCACCAGATCTAAAAAAATGGGTTGTTGCTAATTACTTAACTATTGGTGGACCTCTTTATAACCCCGATCATGATCACATAGGTGAACTGCTTCACGACAATGAAGAATTTTTAGCATTTGCTTGGGCCTCTTCTGCATATAAAAGCAAGCAGGCGATGGTGCTGGGGCAATGTGAAAAAGTCATGTTCAATGTTGGTGGCTGGCGTAAAGCTAGACAAGAGCAACAGATGCGTGACTGGTTCGGCTTTGTGCCAACATACTTAATAACTGTCGACGCTTCTTTCTGTGAGCGTGCAAACGATACAGAGTTCTGTTATTTGCTTGAACATGAGCTTTACCACATTGGAGTGATGAGAGACGAGGACGGAGAAATTGTTTATAGCGATAGTTCTGGTCTTCCTAAGCACTATCTTGCAGGTCATGACGTTGAAGAGTTTATTGGCGTAGTTAAACGTTATGGACCAAGCAAAAATGTTAAGCGACTTATTGAAGTCGCAAAAAATCCGCCGTTTGTTTCGAATCTTGATATTTCAAAATGCTGCGGAAATTGTGTAATCAATTGAGCCAAATGGCTCTTTTTTTTGCCCATTTTGTTATACGTAGTTATACGATGAGGAAGTTATGGCGACACTAAAAGAGCCTGTGAAAATCTTTATAGTTCAGTCTCTTGCTTGTCGTGATACACCTCAAGAAGTGGCTGAACTCGTAAAACAAGAATTTGGCGTTGATATAGATCGTGTTCAAGTTGCAACTTATGACCCTACAAAGGTTGCTGGTAAGAACTTAAGCAAAAAGTATGTCGAACTATTTGAAAAAACCAGAGATGAGTTTGATAAAGGCTTAATTGATATTCCAATTGCTAATAAGTACTACCGATTGAAGCAATACCAAAGACAACTTGAGAAGACTAGAAACGTCAAAACAGCCTTAAAAATTCTTGAGCAAGCCGCTAAAGACATTGGTGGTCAATTTACTAATCGCCAAGAAATTACAGGCAAAGACGGCGGACCAGTCCAAACAGTTAATTCAGAAATTCCAGTTCCAATGGAAGATTACTTAAAAGCGCGGAGGGAAGTCTTAGATGAGTACTGATGCGGCTCGGGATAAAGCCATCCGGATCGAGGCGCAAGAAGATTTATATTTCTTCACAAGGTACATGTTTAAGGAGCGCCGTGGTTATAAATGGATGCAAAATTGGCACCACTTAGAAATCTGCGAAGCTTTAATGAAAGTTTATCGCGGAGAGATAAAGCGGTTAATTATTAACGTTCCACCACGATATTCTAAAACTGAAATTGCTGTAATTAATTTCATGGCTTGGTGTTTTGGTAAGAATCCAGACTGTGAGTTTATTCATATCAGTTACTCGGCAATGCTTGCCGCAAATAATGCCTTCCAAATACGAACCCTTGTGCAAGAAGAGGCGTATAGAAAAGTCTTTCCCGAGCTTACATTGCGTGATGATAGTAAGGCTAAAGACTTCTGGAGAACTTCCCAAGGTGGTGTCTGCTATGCGACTGGTACAGGCGGCACGATTACCGGTTTTGGTGCAGGAAAACTTCGTAAAGGCTTTGGCGGCTGCATTATTATTGATGACCCGCACAAAGCACATGAAGCTTCATCAAAAACTATTCGAGAAGGGGTAATTGATTGGTTTCAGAACACACTCGAATCGCGTACTAACTCGCCAGATACGCCGATCATTGTGATTATGCAGCGACTTCATGAAGATGATTTAGCTGGATGGTTGCTAGGTGATAGAAAAGACGGCGTTCCTGTAGCTGGTGGTAACGGTGAAGTGTGGGAGCATCTATGTCTTTCAGCTATTCAGGAAGACGGATCCGCACTGTGGCCAGCAAAACACAATATCCAAAAATTGAGGCTAATGGAGCAAGCAGCACCATATGTATTTGCCGGGCAGTACCGACAAATGCCATCACCGCCAGCAGGCGGTTTTTTTAAGCCCGACAATATTCAAATTGTTGATGCTTTGCCTGCGGATGTATTGAAACAAGTTAGGGCTTGGGATTTTGGGGCTACCGAAAATGAGGGCGACTTTACAGTAGGTGTGCGAGAAGCTCTAGGCGCAGATGGTTTTACTTACATTGTCGATGTAACTAGAGGACAGCTTGGACCTGACAATGTGAATAAGCGCTTAGAACAAACAGCAAAAATAGATGGGAAAAAAGTTTCTGTGCGTCTACCACAAGATCCCGGTCAAGCTGGTAAATCGCAAGCTAGTTCATTTGTGAAGCTTCTTGCGGGTTATAGCGTGATAGCTAAGCCAATTTCAGGTGACAAGCTTACACGGGCACAACCATTTGCGGCCCAAGTTAACGTGGGAAATGTACGTATGCTCAAAGGTGAATGGAATAAGGACTTTATTGATGAGCTTCGTCATTTTCCTAACGGTACACATGATGACCAAGTGGATGCAGCCTCAGATGCGTTTAATGAATTACATGAAGGTTTTGAAGCCTTCTTTGCTGATATGGGATTTGCACGATGAGTGATGTAACTTTTCAACATCCTGAATATGTTAAAAACTTGCCATACTGGCAAAAACTTGATGATGTTTGTGAAGGTGAGGATGCAGTTAAGGCTAAAGGTGAAAAATATTTGCCGATGCCAAATGCACATGATAAGTCACCTGCAAATAAAAGCGCTTATGAGGCTTATCTTACTCGTGCAGTCTTTTATGAAGTAACAGGGACTACATCAAATAGTTTAGTTGGAGCAGCTTTTGCAACAGATCCAAGTTTTAAATTTCCTCCCGACCTTGCTCATTTAGAACGTAATGCGAATGGAGCCGGTTTAAGTACTTATCAATTGGCTCAAAATGGAATTCGCCACTTATTGAAGCATTATCGTTGTGCTTTATATGTTGATTATCCTGATGTGCCACCAGCTCGTAATCTAGCGGAATTTAAAGCGCAAAAAGCCTATCCAATGATTCATTTATTGAATGCCATAGATGTAGTGAATTGGGATTCAGTAATGGTCGATAACCAGAAAAAACTTTGTCTCGTAGTTATCCGTGAATTTAGGTCTGAGCGCGGTGCTGATGGATTTAGTAAAACCGAACAAGAGCAATATCGTGTACTTCGTTTAGAGCAAGAGGGAAATGGGGAATATATTTATTCCGTTCAGGTGTATACAAAGGGTGAAAAGGGTAACTGGGTTGGCGGAGATAAGAAGTTTCCAACAGATTACAACGGGAATTTCTGGACCTATATACCTTTTACATTTGTAGGTGCAATTGATAATTCAGAAGAGATTAAAAAGCCACCATTACTTCCTTTGGCTAATCTCAATTTAGCCCATTACAGAGACAGTGCGGACTTTCAAGAGTCCGTTTTTTATATGGGGCAACCTCAATATTATGCGAAGGGTGTTAATTGGGAGTGGTATGACCAAGCCAAGAAACGTGGCATCTACATTGGAGCGAAAGTACTTTTGCCTTTACCTGAAAATGGTGGTTTAGGAATTGTACAAGCCGACCCTAATACTCTTGCCCGGGAAGCGATGAAAGATAAGTGGGAAAAAATGAAGGAGATGGGGGCGCGTTTAATTGAGAAGGGCTCGGGAAGTAAAAAGACCGCTACCGAAGCGAATAGTGATGACGCCGTTCAGCATTCAGTTCTTTCGCTCTGTGTCGTTAATATGAATGAAGCCTTGTCAGCAGCATTACGATGGGCTGCTAAGTTTGTAACGCCTAATGTGGATGTTCTAACTAAAGATGATTTGATGTTCGAAATCAGTCAAGAATTTAACAAACAGGGTTATTTAGCTGAGTTAGCTCGACAGTTATTTGAAGCAGCTCTACAAGGCCGATCTTCATTTAAATCATGGTGGGAATACAACCAAACAGGTATGTTCCCTAAACAAAAATATGAAGAAGAGCTTCAGAATGTTGAAGCAGAGCAAGATGGGACTTTAAATCAAAAGGTAGAGTGAGATGGCAACAGATATCAAAAAACTATTTGAAGCACTCACTCAGCACCAGGCCTATCTTTATCGTGCTTCATCAAAAACGGTAAATGAGTTATTGGCTTTATTCAATGATGATACGAGCAAGATGCTATCTAAGCTTCGGGATTTATTGGATGAGCTTAATGAGTCGGAGAAAGTTGCTTTAGCTGGTGGTAAATATACAACTTCAAATTTAAGGGAAATTAGGGATTTGATTGCCCAATGGTTTGCCAGTGTTAATTTAGCATTACCTGAAGCTTTTGCCGTTTCTGCTACGGCGCTGGCTGTTTATGAGGCCAATTACGTAGCTAAGCTCTATGGAGCAAAAATTAATAAGCCTGATGGGGAAAAACTATTCTTATCCGCTAAAAAAGTTCCGTTGGCAGGTGGCGCTCTTGTCGATGATCTGCTTTCAAGAATTGCTGAAAGTGCCCGTCAAAAGGTTGAGTATGCAATTCGAGATGGTATTAATTCAGGCAAAACTAACCAAGAAATTGTTCAGCGTATTCGTGGTACCAAACGGCTTAACTATGAAGATGGGATCTTAAATGGTACCAAAACTGATATTGAGCGAACGGTAAGAACTGTGCGAAGTCATGTAGCTAATCAAGCCTATCTAAATAGCTTCAACCAAATTGGCTTTGAATATGTCCGATTTGTTAGCGTTTTAGATGGACGAACTTCTAAGCTTTGCGCTTCATTAGATGGTTCAGTGTGGGAAATAAATGATCCGGCAAAGCGAGTGCCGCCGTTACATCCTAACTGTCGCAGTATCTTGGTTCCGGTCGAGAAGGACGGTCAACTTGTTGGCGAACGGCCATTTGTAATGGACGAACGTAGAGTTAAAGACATCCCCAAAGAAGAGCGAAGCCAGTTAATAGGACAGTTAGATGCAAACACCACATTCAAAGAGTTCTTTAAGAAAACAGATGATTTCTTTCAAAGGGAGTGGCTAGGGCCAAAGCGCTTTAAGCTCTATAAAGATGGGAAATTTGATTTTGAAAAGTTCTTTGATCCTGAAGGCCGTTTCTATAGCTTAGATGATTTGAGAAAGTTGGATGAAAAAGCTTTTAAAAAGTTGGGTCTGTAATTTTTCTTATGTTATATTTTTTAAAACATCAGAATTTATACAATATGAAAACAATAGCTTTTGTATGTCTAACCCTAATTTCCATCACTTGTTTAGCTGAACCAAGTCAAAAATATCTTAAAGAATATGATCGATTGTCTGAAGCTTTGGAGTCAGCAATGGAATGCATATTCTTTTGATCCTACAACTGGTCAAGTAAAACAGGCTACTCAAGATTTAGAAGCTAAAAATAATTTATGTAGAGCTGCCCAGGCGAAACTAAACCTCACCACGTTTTTAAAAGACAATTTAGAGGAATCTAAAGAGCTTTATAAATCTATTGATGGTGCAGAGACTCTAGATAAAAATTATCTTAGTGGACAACAGCAGGAACAACAAAATCTCGTTTCAAATTTGAAAAAAGACCTTGTTGGAACTGGATTTAACTGTGAGTAATTATTGCCGATTACAGGTAATTCTAAACTCACTTAAGACACAATTTTCACCTATAAAAGCGCCCAAACAGCGCTTTTGTCATTTATGGAGTTTGGCTTATGAGTGAATCAAAAGTTAGGCATTTAGTACTTAAAAGAGTTTCAGATAAATCTTCTCATCTTGCTCTTTGTGACGAGGAAACAGGTATTCCATTAGCTGGATTAACCTCTGTAAAAATGAATTGTAGTATTTTTGAGGGTCCAGCGACTATCACGGCAACATTTGATGTGGGTGGTCCTCAAGGCATCCGCTTAGTTGGTGATGAACCTAGATCAGAGGTTTGGAATAAAAAGTAAACGTAGCTAAAGGTACTACAAATGCCTGAAAAGCAAATCAATATGTCAGATGCTCAATATATTCTGAGCACAAAATGAATTCTGGTGCCATTTCTTCAAATTAAGGTTTCAAGCCATGGCAATTTATGGTTTTACTTTTGAAAGATTAAAAGCGATTGCACTCATCAATTAGAACTTAATTTTTAACCTTAGCACCTTCGGGTGCTTTTTTTGCGAGAAGAAAATGCCAAGCCCTATTATCCAATATTTCCAATATGAACATTTACCTGAACATTTGCAGCAAGTTAGTAAGCCAATTGGTGATTTAGCTCGGCAAATGGATGAGCAACTTCCTGACGGGCCTGAAAAATCCACAGGATTAAGAAAGCTACTTGAAGCAAAAGATGCATTTGTACGCCAAGCTTTAAGTAAATAATCATTTATAGAAATGAAGCGTCCTAAAGGGCGCTTTTTTATTGCCTGCCGAAAGCGGATGCTAACGGCGAATCCGGGCGGATGCCCATTTTGTATATATAGGTTGGATGACCAATGAAACTTAAAACAGTAACAATCGACGGTAAAGTTTATGCGGAAGTAGACGGTGATAAGCCGATCTATATTCATGATGACGGCAAAGAAATGCCACATGATGCACCACACTCGGTAGCAACAATTGCACGCTTAAACAATGAAGCTAAAACACATCGTGAAGCCAAAGAAGCAGCCGAAAAAGCATTAAAAGCTTTTGATGGAATCGAAGACCCAGCGGCAGCTAAAAAGGCATTACAAACAATCCAAAATCTCGACGATAAAAAGCTGGTGGATGCCGGTGAAGTTGAGAAAGTTAAAGCTGAAGCTATCAAAGCAGTTGAGGAAAAATATGCCCCGATTGTTGCGCAACGTGATGCTCTAGAAGCCTCTTTACATAAAGAACTTATCGGCGGTGGTTTTGCTCGTTCTAAGTACATTCAAGACAACATTGCAGTACCTGTGGATATGGTGCAAGCGACCTTTGGCCATCACTTCAAAATCGAAGAGGGCAAGGTGGTTGCATACGATCAGAACGGTGAAAAGATTTATTCACGTGTACGTCCCGGTGAACTTGCAAATGTTGATGAAGCTTTAGAGTCATTGGTTGGTGGATACCAGCATAAAGACTTAATTCTTAAAGGTGGTAAAGGAACTGGTGGCGGTTTTCAAGGTGGGGGCAAAGGTGGAGCACCTACTGGAATGAAACGCAGTGAAATGTCTGTTTCTCAGAAAGCAGATTACATCAAAGAACATGGCAATGATGCCTTCCTAAAACTACCGAACTAATCATTAAATATTTGGAGATAAGTAGTTATGACTACGACAGTTAATTCCGACATGATCATCTACAACCAACTGGCCCAAACAGCGTATTTAGAACGTTTACAAGACAATTTGAATGTCTTTAATGAAGCTTCCAATGGTGCGATTATTTATCGTAATGAAATCATTCAAGGTGACTTCAATAAAAATGCATTCTACAAAGTTGGTGGTAGCATTAAACATCGTGATGTGAACTCCAATGCAAAAGTCACTCCGGAAAAAATCGGTGCAGGTGAGTCTGTAGGTGTAAAAATTCCATATAAATATGGTCCTTATGCATCAACTGAAGAGGCATTTAAGCGCCGTGCTCGTACACCAGAAGAATTTGCTATGGTTGTTGGTTACGATCTTGCAGATGCATTGGTTGCAGGCCGATTAGAGTACAGTTTAGCTTCTTTAAAAGCTGCTATTTCTAGTAATCCCGATATGGTTGCGAAAGGAAGTATCGTTGTTGATGGCCGCAAAGCATTAACTCGTGGTATGCGAAAGTTTGGTGATAAGTTTGGCCGAATTGGCTTATGGGTGATGAACTCAGATACATATTTCGATATTGTCGATGATGCTATCACTAAGCAAATTTACGGTGAATCTGAAATCGTTATCTATGGTGGTTTACCAGGAACCTTAGGAAAGCCGGTATTGGTGACGGATGCTGTAGGTGATAACGATGCTTTTGGCTTGCAGTATGGTGCTGTAACTGTAACTGAATCACAAGTACCGGGCTTCCGAGCTTATGACATCAATGATGAAGAAAACTTGGCAATCGGTATGCGTGCTGAAGGTGCATTTAACCTAGATATTCTTGGTTATAGCTGGGATACATCGAAAGGTGAAAATCCTGATCTTACATTACTTGGTTCAAGTGCTAACTGGATTAAATATGCAACCAGCAACAAAATGACAGCAGGTACCTTACTTGATTTATCAGGTACAGCGACAACTGGTTAAAACCTAAAAATTAAAAACCGCAAGGGGGCTAATAAGCCCTCTTTTTTATTATTAAGAGAAAAGCACCATGAAGATTATCTATACACGCATTGCAGCACTGGCTGCATTAGAGACGGGCATTATTGCTAACCCTGACTATTATGAAAACCCAAATCTGAAAGCAAAAGAGGTAATTATTTACGGTAATTATCCAAAGATTCAAAAGGATTACGAATCTTTAGAAGTTCCAGTTGAAGTTCGTAAGTTGGAAGAGCCACAAAAAATGACTTTAGCCACGGTAAATGTCGAGGTAGGAGTCACCCCTGAACTTCAAACTGTGATTGATGATGCAAAAGCTGAGTGTGAAAAGGTAGTTGAAGAAAACACTCAGCTTAAGCAGAAAATTGCCATCTTAGAGCAGGCCGGTGGTAACCAGTCAGAGTTGTTATCTGAGAATTCACGATTAAAAGATGCAGCAGTCTTAGCAGATAAAGCTCTCAAAGATGCTGAAGCTCAAGTGGTCGGTATAAAAACTGAATTTGAAGCTTTTAAAAACGATATTCCTGCAATGCAGGCACGTATTGTTGAATTGGAAGCTGGAAAATCGGCAGAAAACCCAGCTACAGAAACGGCAGCTAATGATTTTGAAAACTGGTCAAATGATCAATTAAAAGAGTATTTGGCTAGTAAAAATATTGGTTACAAGCCGTCAGCAACAAAAGCAGAACTTCTTAAATTAATCCCTAAGGAATAATGCAATGAGCTTTATTACTGTAGATGACGCAAATTCAATTTTGGGCAGCGATTTTGCACCAGACAGTGATAAAGCTCGTCTGGTTAAACTGGCAAATGTCTGGATGAAAAACAGAATAGGTTTTGTACCAGATCCTATTGATCCACTTCTTAAGGACGCGGCTTGTGAAATTATCAAAGGAATTCTGGCCAAAGTAATTTATAACGGCAAAGACCAGCAGTTGAAGCGTAAGAAGGTCAAAGCTGATTCTGTTGAGTCAGAAAAAGAATACCAAGATGGATCTGAAGCAATTTCTAGCTTTGAACAGATAGCAATTGATTTTATTGACTCACTTGATTTGAAAGATCCAAATGCAAGTTTTAATGGCTTTGGCATACCTCTTTACAGGGCATGATATGGGCTTACGTGACGAAATTCAGGCAGACATTGCTGAAGCATTTAATGATGATTTAGCAGATGCCGTTCATACCTTTACATGTGAGCGGATCTCAAAAACTAATTGGGATCCTAAAACTGAAACTTCTATTGAGGTTAAAGAAAACTATTCTGGTCGTGGCGTTCTGTTTGGCTCATACAGTCAATATGAGATTCAGACGCTTGGAGTACTGGCTACTGATAAAAAGGCAACTGTGCTGCAGAATGAAGTTACCAAAGAGCCGATGATTGATGACGAATGGAGTACTGCGCAAGGTACATATCGCATCATGCATATCAAACAAGATCCAATCAGTGCAAGCTGGAAATGTCAGCTTCGAAAAGTGTAGGGGCTAAAATGGTTAATACCGAATATGTTCCAGAGTGGTACATCACACCTTTTCAGCATGTGCATTACACGCTTGCTCGAAATCAACTACACATGGATTTGTTATTTGAAGATATGGATAAAGCCGATCAATTTCTGGATATGGGAGCGGATGCACAGGTTAGTACTTTTTCTAATGGTGCATATGCGATTGTCCAAATCGGGGATACGTCAGAGAAAGATCAAATTCAAGTTTACGGATTGCTTTTACATGAAGCGGTTCATGTCTGGCAAATAGTAAAACGGAGAATGGGTGAGCGAGAGCCTAGTGTGGAATTTGAAGCTTATTCAATTCAGGCAATCGCTCAAGACCTATTTGAAATGTTCGAAGCTAGTGAGGTAAATCATGGGATGGAAGGGGAAAAAGCCGACTAGTTTTAGTCTTGATGTGTCTAAAGCAGCAGAAGACCATGTGAAGCATATTGTTATGGATACTGTGCAATCTTTAGTTAATTTAAGTCCCGTCGATACTGGTGCATACCGTGCTTCTCATATTGTTTCGATTGGATCTGGTGACTATGGCATACGTGAACCTGAAACAAACGCCACGCAAGATGCTGCTATTCAAGCTGTAAAGATTAAATTGGGCAATTTGGTCTATATACAGAACAACCAGCCTTATGCTGAGCGCTTAGAAAATGGGTGGTCTGATCAAGCACCACAAGGAATTTACAACACCACCTTTACCTTTATTTCTCAGAAGTATGGCGGCTAATATGGCAATGACTTTAGAGCAGGCGAGGCAAGCAATTGCCGAACGTATGCAAAGCTTTACTAGTATTTCCCAGGATAGAATCCAGTATCCAAATTTACCAGGCTTTAAGGTTCCAAAGGAAGGTTTGTGGTGTCGCTTAACGATTGCGGGCGGTCCAAGTTTTATTTCAGGCATTGCTGATAATCCTTGTACACGCCGTACCGGTAATATTATGGTCCAATGCTTTGCTCGTCCCAATTCAGGAATAATGGAAATCACAAAACTGAGTGATGCTTTGCTTGCCCATTTTGAATATTACTCAATCGATCAGCTAGAATGTTTGCAAGGACAATCAATTTTTGTCGGCCAAGATGCTGATTTCATTCAGTATAATGTGACCATTGGGTACAAGGTGAATTGATATGTCATGTATGCTGACTTTAGAAGAAATCGAAATTAAACGGCAAGAACTGGAAAGACATCTTGAAGATGTTATGTCTGTTGAGTTGAGCAAATGGCAATCTGAAAACAAGCTATGTGTTTCTGATGTGAATATACGCTTGGCTAATGTTGTTAGTCTCGGAGGGCCTAAACATAACGTTGTTACTGGAGTAAGTGTCGATTTAGATAATGAGCTTTGAGTTCAAGAAAAAGCTTCTGCAAGGCGATTATTTTTAATGACCTCAGCATATTATCATTTGTGATTACATTCTGTTACAGTAATGGAAATTTATAACAAATGGTAAAACATGAAAAAATCAACTTTAGGCTGGGGTGCCGCAGGATTAGTAGCTTTAGGGATTTTTGGTTCAGGCAATGATAACTCTCCAAAACAAACTTCAGACTCAGAAAATGCGCAGAGTGCAGTAGAGGAAGTTATCGAATCAAAATATATCAACACTAATTCTTTAAATATTAGAGATAAACCAAACGGTCACGTAGTAGGAAAGTTAGGACGTGGAGAAAAAGTTGATATTTATGAGACGAAAGGAAACTGGGCACGTATTTCCTTAAATTCCTCATCACCTCAGTGGTTATCAACAAAGCTATTATGTGAAACGGATGGTTGCTTTAAACAAAAGTCTCGATCAACCACGTCAAATAATTATCAGGCCTTAAAATCTCATCCTCATCATTCTGAAAGAAAACAGAAAAAAACCTACTACGATAGTGATTGTTCATGTGCTGTGGTGGATTATTGCGTGGGTCCTAGAGGTGGGCACTACTGTATTACGAGTGGAGGAAACAAGAGATATAAACCTAGATATTAACTAATTTGAATTATGAGACCTCCTTTTTGAGAGGTATTTTATGTCTTATTCACTACCACCTCATCGGTGGTTTTTTTATGTCTATAGGAATCACTTATGAGCAATTTTGTATTTAAGCGTGGTGACACTTTCAACTTAAATCTTCAGCTAGTTGATATGGATGAAACTTTGCAATATCCACCCGATGATGTTCGCCGTGCAATTGATCTAACCGGTTACACCTTTACTTCACAGATTAAAGCTTTGGCTGATGGAGCAGCTGTGGCCACCTTGACTTGTGCTGCATTAAATCAAAGTGCACAGAAAGGTTGGTTAAATGTGAAGTCGGGAAGCAGTACAACAGCTTGGCCTTTAGGTTTGTGTCAGATGGATATTAAGGCTGTCGTGAATGGAGTTACCCAGCATACAGATACTTTGATTTTCCAAGTAATTGATGGGGTGACAGCATAATGGCAAATCTTGTATTTAAATTTAATTGGGATCATCGGCCGTTCCCTTATAACGCTTCGCAGGGTAAACGGCAGTTCATGTTGCCTTTTGCTTCGGGTATTCCAAACTTAAGCCCACAGCTTTCACAAGTTCAGGGGGCTGGAACGGCTGCAGCTGCAAACCTAACGACTTCATTTTCCGATGATACGATTGGACGGGTACTCCGTGTAGGCGATTTTGGTTTAGGAAAGCCGCTACGGAATACTGATGTTAATGGAAATGATCTCAATAATATGACCACCGTGGGGTTCTATGGCAATGACACATTTGCCAGTGCAACTCTTGCTTTAAACTTTCCAGAGGCTGGTGTTGTAGGGTCATTGTTAGTATTGAACGTTGCTGGAACTAATAATTACCGTAATCAGGTGTATATTTCCGCATCAAGCGGCCGGATCTGGTTTCGCTCTACCTCAGATTTAACCAACTGGACGCCATGGAAGCGATTACTGGATGCCAGTAGCGCAGAATACCAGCGTATCGTGAATAATGGTTTTGCCGCTAACTTTGCACTGACCAATGTCGCGTTATCAACCTTAGATTCCCGAGGTAGTTTTATCGGTTTACAGAGTACTGGGGCAAATGCTTCGGCTGCAGGAGATTATCCCGGTATTTTTGCACAGTATATTCTTGGACTAAACATTGCCAGTGCAAGCGAACATGCGGCACAAATCAGTGTTGGAACTTCGTCTACTTATATCGGATTTAGGCGACATAGTTACCAAGGTTCTTATTCACCATGGTATGCACTAAGAGGTGAACACAATACAACCGTGGATGGTTCAGGCTTTATTAAAGCCGCTTCGCCAGTCGTTAAGCTTTTCCAAAGTCATATTGAGCTAAATAACGATGCAGCTAAGCAACCAATCACTTTCGATAAGTTGGGTACTGGTGATTACTTAGTGAAAGGCTCATTAGGTTTTGCTCAGGAAGGCTGGTACATCGAAGTACCTAAGGATGCCAACGGTAATACGGTAGTAGCAGTTGAATATTCAACCTTAGAAAACGGCGATCTTTCAATTAAAACTTATAAACGTAAGTTTGATGTGGAAAAGGCAGCCATTGTAGCTGATCTCGAAAATCCACTCGATATTCCAGAAGGCCGCTGGATTGATATCCGTCTGCATGAAGAACCTGAGCCGGAGCCTGAAGAGCTTTTGAGTGAAACACCAGTGGATTTCCAGCCTACTAACTTATCTCAGGCAGTTGCTGCAGCCATGAATGGCGTGGAACCGCCAGAAATCTCAGACACAGACGAAACACTTTAATAACCCGCTTAAACAGCGGGTTTTTTATTGCCTAAATTTTGGAGAACCATAAATGAGTTCAGGCGCAAAAATTCGATTATATGCTTGTGAAGAAGCAGTTTTAGGTACAACTCCGGCAAACCCGATCTGGTACACAGTACGCCGTGTAAGTGATGGTTTATCTGAAAATGTTTCTACTGAAGAAAGCAGTGAAGTGGTTGATTCACGTTTTCGACAAGGTGGGGTAGTTACTGAAGCAGAAGTAGCAGGTCAGTTAGAGTTTGAATTATCACTTGGAACATTTGATCTATTCCTAAGTGCTTTAGCCTTCAATAATTGGGCGGGTAACGCTTTAAGTTTTGGTGGTACGGTACGTAAGTCATTAACGCTGGTTAAAGTTTTCGAAGATGTTGGCCAAGTCTTTATTTATCGTGGAGTACAGGTAAATACCGGTGAAATTACCATTCAAACAACCGGGAAGATCACTGGTAACTTTGGTTTAGTAGGTAGCTCGTTTACTCGTCAGCAAACGAACCCTGTAGTGAATCCGGTGGCAGCTTCAACACGACCACTGGTCAGCATGCCAAACGTTGAAAACTTGCTAGTTAATGGTCAGTCTATTCAAGGTAAAGCGTGTCTGCAGTCTCTTACCATTTCTATCAATAACAACCTTGAAGCGATCCGTTGTATTGGTTCAGGTAAATACACACCTGAGTTCTACATTGAAAAAATGATGGATATCGAAGCGAATGCTTCATTCATGTTCTCGGCCACAGCTGCTGGTTGGATTGATGCAATCAAAACCCGTGATGTGTTTACACTGACCTTCGACATCAGAGACAGCAAAGGCAGTAAATACTCGTTTAACTTCCCTCAATTAGAAGTCATGGAAGCCAATCACCCGGATGGCGGTGGTGATGACATCATTACTGTAGATATCAACTTTGCCCAAGTTCGTACAGCGCCAACAATTGTACGTGCTCTTGTGTAATCAACTTATTCAGTAACAAAGCCTATGGAATCCCATGGGCTTTTTTATTTCTAAAAATTAGAGGTTGCTATGGCTTTAAAAGTCGGAATTATTAAAAGCTCGGACGTATCAAAATGGTGTGAATACAAGGGGGCTGATGGAGAGGTACAGGCAGAGTTCAAAGTCCGTGGTATTGCCTATAAACCCTTTCAGGTAGCTATTGAACGGGCAGGTAACCAGATCTCGTCTAAAGGCTACGATGTAATGGTAAAAGATGAAGATGCCAAGCTTTATCACGAATTGTTAATGGATGCATGTGCTGCCCATTTAATTGAAGACTGGAAGGGCGTGGTTTTTACCGAAATCGTAGAAGGTAAAACGGTCGAGTCGGAAAAACCTTATACACCTGAGAATGCCTCAAAACTTCTAAACCTAGGTGACATTGGTATTTCAATCTGGTTATTCATCAAAGAGCAGGCTCAGAAGATTCAGGAAGAAGCAGATCAAGACAAGGCTTTAATTCTGGGAAAGTCATCGAGCTCTACAAATACCAAAAAACGTATGCGTCGAAAACGTCGCACGAAATCGAACAAATCAAATTCTTAGGTGGCCACATTCCGGATCCACCAGAATATTCTTATGCGGCTGAATCCATTCTTTCGGCATTTAGCACTATATGCAGATCCAGACGATATGAGCAGGGTATCCCTTTATCTTTAGATCAGCAGGCAATCAATGTCTATGCAGAGCATAATGATTTGCCAGTGGCTGCTCATATTTTTAATGACTGTATTTTTGCGTTGGATAACTTGTTTTTAGATGAAGCCCATAAAAAAATAAATTCCAAGTCCTCAAAAAAGCAACCCTAGAGTTATTTACATATAATAACTCTAGGGTTATTATTATCTCATAAAGTTAATAAGGGATTGGTGTGAAAAGTCTGGATTTAATCAAAATGATTGAAGCAGATGGTTGGTATGAGGTTAGGGTTTCAGGAAGTCATCATCACTTTAAACACCCAACCAAAAAGGGGTTAGTTACAATCCCACATCCTAAAAAGGATTTACCAAACGGAACTGTTAAAAGCATTTTGAAACAAGCGGGTCTAAATTGACCCGCTGTTTCCCGACTTTAAATACTATATCCCTTACAACTAATCATAACGCAGTGGGCGATATGTTTATGCCAAGGGCATGGAGTGTTGAGATGTTATATCCAATTGCAATTGAACGAGGATCAGATACTGAGGCATTTGGTGTCACTGTTCCTGATATTCCAGGTTGTTTTAGTGCTGGTGACACACTTGAAGAAGCTATTGAGAATGTTAAAGAAGCTATTTCAGGCCATTTAGAAATATTGGCTGAAGATGGTGAGGAAATCCCATTAGCTTCCGAACTAGTTAAATTTGTCGATGATCCTGAATATAAAGGAATGATCTGGGCGGTTACCGAAGTTGATGTTAGTCGTTATCTGGGTAAACCAGAAAAAATCAATGTTACTTTACCAAGCCGTTTGATTCGTAAAATTGATGAGAATGTAGGTAAAGGTAAGAGATATACTACTCGATCGGCTTTCTTGGCTGCTGGTGCTGAAAAACTTTTACATGCATAGCCTGATTTAAAAGACCACCTTCGGGTGGTTTTCCTTTATGTGACATTTAGTAACCAGTTTGTTAAAGTTAGTACACTTTATAACAAATGGTTAAAATTCATGAAACAAGTCATTTTAAGTCTTTTATTAGTTCTAAGCTCATTAAATTTTGCGGAAGCAGGTAGAGGCAGACAACCGTGCTCTGGTAAGAAAGGTGGGATAAGTCATTGCGATGGTAGTAAGTTTGTCTGTAATGATGGTTCCATCAGTGCTTCTAAAAAGATCTGCTCTAGATAGGTGATGTGATGGGATTGAATTTTAGAAAAAGTATAAAAATTGCTCCTGGAATCCGTGTCAATGTTAGTAAAAAAGGGCTATCAAGTGTTTCCGTGGGTGGGAAAGGTGCACGTGTAAATGTAAGTAAGAAGGGTACTCGCACAACAGTAGGTATTCCAGGTACTGGTTTATCTTATTCTAAGTTCTCTAGTCATACTAAGAAAACGACACGTAGAAGAGAACCTGATTTTAATAATCCAGATAATGTATGGGGTTACCCTAAATCTGAATGGATAATCAGTGGAGTTATTTTATTTATAGCTTTAATAATTTTTATTTGGATTATTAGCTAATTTTAAGGTGTTGATATTGGGTTCATTTTATATGAAAAAGATTATTTTATTTGGATTCTTAGCCTTAGGTCCTTTTATGGTTGCTAAGAGTGAAAATGTTACTGTCCAATATCCAGCTCTCTTAAAATTAAAACAACAAGAGCTAGGCCAGTTAATTTTTAAATTCATGCCAAACAAGGATGATCAAAATTTTTCTTGGAATTATCGGGCTAATGATCCTAATGTGATTTGGATGGATAAATCATATATCGAAACTAAATTGGATGATGGTACCTATTATTCGAGTAGAAAAGGCATTGCGAGAGTGAATGTTTTAGGTGTAAAGGGTAAATATCTAGATCATAAAGAATATGAGATTCCATGGGCGATAATATTTGAAGGAACTGTTGGTAAGTTCGGAGTTGATACAATATCTTTTTACCCTGCTATGCCAGAAAGAGATGGAGATATATGTTTTGGAGAAGGTTTTAGAGATTGTGAATTCTCCCCATTCAAGTCTTTAACTAAAGCTGGAATAAGTTATAAAAAAATATGTGAGAGACAATTGAGTGCGGGAAATTTTGAAAAGGCTTATATTCTCAGTGCTAACAAGAAAAAAAGTGTATATGGAGTTTGGGGAGCGAGTAGTGGATCTGGCGGCTCAAGCAATACTTTTAAATTAATACAATTAGGTAACGAGAAAGAAATGTGTAAAAACTTAATGGGTGGGTTGTGAATAGTATACACGGGTGTCTTTTAGATTAGTGAGCTGTTAAATTACACTCATTCATAGTAATAGGTAATTTAATGAAAAAAATACTTTTTTGTTTATTAATAGGTTGCACCAGCATAGCAATAGCAGATGACGGTTCGCAAAAGCTTAAATTCTGTGAATCTGTTTCGAAATATGCAGAAATCATCATGCATAATAGACAACATGGTGAACAAGCTATTGCTCCCATTAATAGAATTGAGAAGAGCTTAAAAGATCATCAGATTAAAGGGTTTTATATAGCTATTATAAAAGATGCTTATAAACAACCGCTTTGGAATACTGAAGAAAAAAAGAAAGAAGCAGAAACTGAGTTTGCTAACGAGGCTTTAATGAATTGCCTTGATACATTTAAAGATTAAATTTTTTTGATACGAGAAACCCCGCAATGCGGGGTTTTTTATTGCCTAGAGGAAAGTAGAAAATGGCACAAGATTCTCGATTGGTCATTGTTATTGATTCGCAAAATGCTGAACGTAATGCGCGCAATCTAGGCAATGAGCTGGATAGTATTGAACGTAAAGGAGACTATGCTTCGAAGTCTATGGATGGCTTATCTGTAGCTACTCGTGCACTTGCAGGCTATATGGCAGGATTGGTTACTGTGGGTGCAGCCATCTCTAAAATGGATGCTTATACTGGATTACAGAATAGATTAAAGTTGGTTACCAACAATCAAGCTGAATTGAATAAAGCAACTGAAGATACTTTCCGAATTGCTCAAAAGACATATTCAGCTTGGGATTCGGTGTTACAGGTTTACCAACGCTTTAGCGATAATGCTAAGACTTTAAACCTTACTATGGACGATACTGCGCGTTTAACTGAAACCGTATCTAAAGCCGTAGCAATTAGTGGTGCAAGTGCAGAAGCTGCTGATGCTGCTTTAGTTCAGTTCGGGCAGGCCTTGGCAAGTGGAACGTTGCGTGGAGAAGAACTTAATTCTGTAATGGAGCAAACCCCAGCATTAGCTAAAGCAATTGCTCAGGGTATGGGTATTACTGTAGGTGAGTTACGATCTGTAGCCGCTGAAGGGAAAATTACTTCACAAGAAATCGTTAAAGCGCTTAAAAATGTTCAAAATGATGTAGATGCATTATTTGCTAAAACTGATATTACAATTGGACAATCATTAACTCTACTTAATAATGAAATTACTAAGTTTGTAGGCGAAGCTGGACAAGGAAGCGGCGCAGCTCAAGCATTATCAGGTTCAATTCAGGTTTTAGCTGAAAATTTAGAATCAATTTCTTATGTTGCGATCTTGGGTGGTACAGCATTGCTCACTAAAGCGATTGCAACACAAGTGTCAGCTTTAAATACCAAATTAGGATCATTAGTTGCTAACAATGCAGCTACCCAATTGCAAAAGCAAAAATCGATAGAAAGTGCAAAAGCTGCCTTGGCTGAAGCTGAGGCACATTTAGCGAATGTAAGAGCAACAAATGCCGAAACACAAGCTAAATTTGGAGCAAGTGCTGCTAGCGCCAGATATGTACTTGCAGCCAATAATGTAGAGAAAGCAACCAAAGCGGTCACAGCAGCTCAGGGTAAAAGTGCTTCAATGGCAAGTTTAGTTAGTGGAGCGTGGGGCTTAATTGGTGGCCCAATCGGAGCAATCACATTAGGAGTAACAGCTTTGGCTGCTACTTATATGTATTTCTCAAGTAAATCTGCAGAAGCAACAGCAAAGTTAAAAGAGCAGGCTGAAGCGGCAAAATTAACTAAGGAAGAAATCAAGGCTCTAAATGATGAACAACGTAAGGAAAAATTAGGTGATTTAGCAGCGACAATAAATGATCAAAACAAAGCATTGGAAAAACAAGAATTAGCAGTCGGTTCAGCATTAATCAATATCCAGAACTATGCTGTAGGTAATGCTAAAGTAGCTGAAATTTCGAATAAAGCACGTCTTGGTACCATTTCCTATACTGAAGCAATTGAGCAATTAAAGAATCAGAAGATTCCTTCTGATTTAATGGATGCACTGCTCAAACAAGTGAATGCCTATGATGAAGCGGCAGAAACTGCAGCCAAGACCAAGCAAACGTATAACTTATTTGGTATAGAAGTAACGCTTGCAGGTAATAAGGCTGAAAATGCCATTGTTGGTGTTGATAAAAACACTAAGTCCTTAACTGAGAATGAAAAGGCCGCATTAGCAGCTAAAAATGCACAAAAGCAATATGCCGATTCACTGGCAGATCGAAAATTTGAAGCATTGGTTACTAAAGGTTTACTTGCTAAAGGTTACTCACCTGAACAAGTGAAGCAAATGGTAGAAACTGCAAGTTGGGCGCGAAAAAGTGGAGTAAAAGTTTCTAATGAGTTATATCAGATAGGTTTGGAGACTTTATCCATAGAGGAGCAAAACAAGAAGGTAATTGATGCTAAAAATAAAGCATTAAAGGAAAGTACTAATGAATTATCTAAACAGCAAAAACTTTCTAAGCGTCTAGTCGGTATTTCCGGTCAATCCGGTATTGGTACTGGACCTCATCTTGACGTTCGATATGGCGGCTCGATGTCTGGCCAGAAAGTTTCTAATGAACACCTGGCTCGATTACAAGCAGGTGGAAAACCATTATCTTCGTATAAGATCAGTTCAAATTATGGTCCAAGACAAGCCCCTACTAAAGGGGCTTCTTCATTTCATAAGGGTATTGATTTTTCGATGCCCGAAGGCACACCGATCACGACCAATGTCGCAGTGAAAGATATCAAGACATGGTATGACAGCAAGGGTGGTGGTTATGTCAGTGAAGTGCTCTTTGAGGATGGTGTATCTCTTAAGTTGCTTCATCAATCTCCAAAGATGCAGAGCAAGGTGAAAGGTGGTGCGAGTAAGGGAAGTGATAAAGCAGCAGGTGACATTCAGTCTCAACTTGATCGTCAATTAGATGCTCAGCGCTCTCTTGAAAATGAAGTAGCTTCTGAAGTACAGCGAATCCAGAATAATTTGAAAGTTAGATTGGAAGACGTTGATAAGGCAGGATTCTCACCAGAACGAACAGCTGAAATTAAGGCAGAATTACAGCGCCGTGCTGATAATGATGTGGCTATTGCCAAACAAGCAATTAGAAGCAAACTGGAAGACTATAAGGAGTTCCAGAAAACCGAGGAGCAGTTACTTGAGGAGAGCTTTAACCGTAAAAAGTTCAATGCAGCTCATGACATTGAATTAAGTAAGTCTGAGCAGAAGCAAGCCGTTGAATTGCTGGAACAGCAAAAACAGCAAGAGTTAGGGTTATTAAAACTAGCTCAGGAACAGCGTTTATTTCAGGCACGTTTATCATTGCTTTCGGAAACGCAAGCCATGCAGGAACGTTACAGACTCGAACGGGAGGAAATTCTTAAGAATACCAAGCTTTCTATAGAAGAGCGGCAAAAGCTAATCGCATTATCTAAAGCCAATCAGGATAAAGAGACACGCGATAAAGTGAATAATGCTGCTCAAAACTGGGGTGGCATTCAGGCTGATATGAATGGTACCAGCGAGTTCTTCAGACAGGATCAAGAGCGGTTTAGTCGTCTAAATGCTGCAAATGATTTAGCAGATAGTCAGTATGCTGCTACTGATCTTGATGAAAAAAATGGGTTAGATAATCTAAATGCACAAATGGAAGCAGGGCTCATTAAGCAACAGGATTTCGAAAACCGGAAAACAGCTATCATTCAAGCTGCTCAAGATCAACGTAATCAGATTGCTGCCGAATATGCTCAGAATGCTCAGGATATTGAAGATAAGTATCAACAAGATCGTCTGAATACCATAATTGCTTTTGGTGGGAACATGATGGGTTCACTCACATCGATGTTTGGTTCAATGTTTGGTGAGCAATCGAAAGCATATAAGATTATGTTCGCTGCAGATAAAGCATATGCGATTGCAGCTGCAGGTATTGCCATTCAGCAAAATATTGCAGCAGCTTCAAAAGTAGGTTTTCCTCTTAATTTACCGTTGATTGCTGGGGCGGTTGCTCAAGGCGCTAGCATTATTGCAAACATCCGTGCAATCAAAGATCAAGGCTTTGCTGACGGTGGTTACACTGGTCGAGGTGGGAAATATGAAGTTGCTGGAGCTGTGCACAAAGGTGAGATTGTATGGTCCCAAGAAGACATTAAAAGATGGGGCGGTGTTGGTTTAGTTGAGAAAATGCGTAAGAGTGCAAACCCTGAAGCTTTTCTCAATAACAATGCCTCGGCAGATAGTGTCATGCGCCGTGCATTGATGAGTTCTAATGCCTTTATAGAAAGCCAAAAGCAAGCTGACATCTTTAATCAACCGGTTCAAGATACTCAGATTATCTATAAAGGTAATAGAGACACACCTAAGTTGGCGTCTTCGGCAAATTCTGACTTATTCCATGATGGCAAGGTCTACTTCTCATCCAGTGGTTTAGTTCAGGATCGTTCAAATCTGGATGATGTTCAAGACTTCACGATGGGTAAAGCTGCTCGACCTCAAGCTGAGATTATGCCTTCAATTGAGCCTGCTTCACCGACAATCAATTTCAAGATTGAAGTCGTGAATCAAGTCAGCGGTGCAACTGTTGAAGCTGAACAACTGGATGAGCAAACAGTCCGGATCATTGTTACAGATGAACTGGATAAGCAGCTTCCAAGAAAGGTACCGAAACTTGTAAGTGACCAAATCGCAAATCCAAACTCAACCATTAGTCGGTCTTTGACTGAGAATACGACAGCAAGACGGAATCGTTAATTTAAAAGCTACCTCTAAAGGTAGCTTTTTTAAATAAATTAGGACAAAATTTCAAAAAATTGGTGAATATTCTTATGCTTCCCCCAGTTCCTAAAACTAAGTCATCAGAAGTAACCGATATTATTAACTCTGCTGTTCCTACTGGATCGATAAGTGAATTTCAGTATTTTAGATGTAAACGGTTGCTTAATGATATTAAAGAAACTGAGCCACTAGATTGGTTTTTATTAAGCAATAGTATTATTGAAATGTATTTTGATAATCCTGTTCTTGCGCATCAATACGCTCGAGAAGTACTGAAAATTAGCAATAGTGTATCGATTTTATCGAATCTTTATTTTGTTTTTCTTAGCTCAGTAGATTTTTCTGGCGCTAATGAAAATATTGATAAAATTATTAGTTTGTGTAGTAAACAAAATTTACCCTTAGAAAGTTTTATTCCTATAGACTTCAAACCTATAACTTATTTTCTAGACGGAATTTTAAATGATGATTTAAATTATTATAAAAGATTTAAAAAGGAAGACTTTAATGAATTTATTCAGCTTTTTGAAATTAAAAATAAACTAGAAATTGATTCTAGTGTCTTGAAACATATCGGTTCAATTCTTTTTAAATGCTTTAACTCTAGGAATGTTAGGTGCCGAAAATATGAATATAGTTTTATTGATGATGAATTTTTGATATTGCTTTATGTCGATAGAAGTTTTGATGAGATTGATGCCATGAATTCAGAAATATTTAGTAAATGCTATGATGAGGGCTTAATTGATGAACTGAATAAACTTTCATATTTTATTATTCCTTATGAAGTGGGCGTGGATTGAAAAATGGCTACTACAGATACTCTAAATTACTGTTATGAGCTATTAGGTAATTCCACAAAATATGATGAATGCCACAAAAGGAATATTATAGGGCGTGCTTATTACCATGCTTTTTATGAAGTCCGACATCATTTAGAACAACGACTATTATGGCCAGTAACAAAGACAAAATGTGGAGCTCATGAAAAAGTCTATAGCAGACTTAGTGGGTACCCTGCGGGTTCAACGTCTGAAATGATTCAGAAAAGAGCTGCGGAAATCAAAAATCGAATACAAAAATTAAAGAGGTTTAGAACAACAGCTGACTATCATCTTCACCTAACGATTTCAAATAAATTAATAAACTATATTTTACATGAATCTAGTCAGATATCTGAAGAAATATCAAGACTTTAGTTGTTAAAGATACTTTTATACCGACCCATTATGAGGTCGGTTTTTTATTACCTGAAGGAAAGTTATGTACAAGTTAAAGCTAAATCCTCAGACCAGCGGCTATGGCGTAACACCGGGTGATGATGTTAAGCGTCAGCAGATGGATGGAGGACGTGGACGCTATTACATCGATGTAAAACGGAATAGCCACATTGTCGATGTGAACTGGAACTTAAGTAAAACAGATTTCAATAAAATGATGGCTTTCTGGCGTGTATACCAAAGCAAGCCGGCTTCATTTTATGCGGATCTGGTGATTGATCAGGGAACACGTCAGCAATACCTGTGTAACTTCATTCCGAACTCGTTCAAGACCAATGAGGTGAATGGCAACCTTTACCGGGTAAATGCACAACTCGAAGTTGTTCAAAACCAGCCTAACCTTATCGCTGATCAGGCACTTATCAAAGATTGGGAGGTCTAATGGATAACGAATATGCCAAATTCTTTTTCAATCGAAAAGTAGATGTTTATCAACTGGAATGTATTGAACTATCACACCCTTCTTTTATGAATACTTACCGGGTGGTACGTAATGATGACCGTGGAGTGTATGTTCAGCACAATGAAGGCGCGGGGCAAGTATTTTACGAATACCTACCAATGACAATTCAAAGATCCGGAATGCTCGGTGATCTGGACCAGACTTTGACCGTTTCAATATCTGGGCTTGGTGATATTTTGCCGGATGAGTTTGAACGGGTAATTGAGGGGCAATATTCTAATGTAAAGCCGACCGTAAATTACCGCCTTTATAGTTCAGATAACTTGAATACACCAATGTTTTATCTACTAGGTCTACAACTCTCCAGTGTTGCCATGAATCATAAAGCTGTGACATTCAAGGCTGAATCACCACGATTAAATACTGCGAAGACTGGAGATATCTTTGCACTGGATCGTTTTAGTGGTTTGAAGGGGGCTATATGAAGAGTCACGATCATTTGCTCGATAAGCAATATGACGAGGAATACTACAACTGTGTTCACTTCGCGCATGAAGCTGCAATGGATCTATATGATATTGATCGAGGAGAGGCGCTTGAGTTTTTTATGAAGCCCGTCAAAGAGAAGGTATTTCTGCCATCAAGATTGAAGTTACTAAATCCATTGCCTATGCCTAAGGAAGGCTGCATAGTCGCCTTTCACTCTAGATACCGAAACAAGCCCCCACATGTGGGGCTTTTTCGTTTGGGGCGTATTTTGCATTTGCAGGAATCAGGCGTTTCATGGATGCCAATTCAAGTCGTTCAAGCATTTGGATTTAATCGTGTGAGTTTCTATGATTAAGATTATTTATAAACAAGACCCTTTATCCGAAGACAAAACAATTGAACACGCCGAAACTTTGGGTCAATGGCTTACTTCAAAATATGACCATATGCCTGAGCATGTCCGTATTTTTCATACCACAAGCAATATGGATCATGCGGAAATTTCATTTGCGAATGAAGTCACGCCGAAGAATGCATATGAATTAAAGCAGCTCGATTTCTTACCAGGCACTTTCATTGTAATTGAGAATCCCAAGGGTATAGACCCCATAACTCTAGCTTGGATAGCGGTTGCTTCTATAGTTATGGGTGTGGCTGTTGCATTATTAATGCCTGTGCCCTCAATTACCCAAACCAACCAGAATAACAATCAATCCTCGTCTGCAAATAACGAATTATCAAACCGTGAAAATAAAACTCGCGTAAATGGTCGTATTGCTGATATTTATGGTGCCGCTCACGATACCCCTGATCTGATTACTGTGCCTTACAAGGTATATGAAAACAACGTTGAAGTTGAGCATGTAGTGGGCTGTATTGGGCGTGGACACTATAAAATCAATGGAGCTTATGACGGTGAAACCAATATTGTCGATATTGCCGGTGCATCGGTAGAAGTCTTTCGACCAGGCGTCGATATTGTCTCGGGTGAGCCATATTTCTCGCTTGGTACCGAAATTACAACTCCACCCTTAACGGTTCAGCATCAATCTTCTGTTAATGGCCAAGTTCTCCGTCCAGCAGATACGCAGTCTTTAGAAGGTACGAACTATCTTCATTTTGCATATCCAAACGAGATCCTTCGGGCATCTGCAAACAATACGGATTTAACCACTAAGTTTGTAAGTAATGACCGCGTAGAAATCACCAATGCCTCATTCACGTTTAACGGCCAGACTTATGATTTAAACGGCACTTACAGCGTTCTATCAGTTGCTGATGATCGCATGACGTTATCAAATCCGGCGGCCGTTAATGCTAACTGGTTAAAGCTAAAGGAATTATCAAATCAGCAAACTGGTGCTTTATCCCCAAAGCTTTCATCTATTGGCGAGAAGTGGATTGGGCCATTCATACTGGACAATATTGAACGTAGTCGGGTGCTTTGTAATTTTGTGGCCACAAATGGACTTTATACCGTCTCTTCTGGAGGGAATCAGGGGGCTGTAAACGTTACGATTGAAGTAGAAGTAACTCCAGTTAATGAATCGGGGGCAGCGATTGGCAATCCAATGCTGAAACAGATCATCCTAAAGGGTTCAGCAAAGTCACGTCAGACCGTTGGTGCAACACTCGATATGACCACCTTTCAGGGGCGCTGTAGTGTTCGTGCACGCCGTTTAACTCCAACTCCGGCAGTTACAACCGTTGTCGATGATGTGAAGTGGCAGGCGCTTTACGGTGCTTATCCTTTACAAAGCACAGTGTATGAGCATGAAACGGTTTTTCGTGCGCGTACTTATGCAACCACTGGAGCTTTATCTGTTAAGTCCCGCAAGATCAATTTTGATCTTCAGCGAATGTTACCGACTTATAAAAATGGAGCAATGACAACAGAGCTATATCCAACATCAAGCTTTGCTGATGCATTAGTCTCAATGGCACTAGATGAGAAGATTGGCCGCCGTTCGATCGATGAGATTGATCTTGAAAACATTTACCGGACTTATAACGATGTAGTTGATTATTTTGGTACTCCACTAGCGGCAGAGTTCTGCACCACTATTGATGATACAAACCTATCTTTTGAAGAGCTGGTTACCAATCTTTGTGATGCAGTGTTTTGTACTGCATATCGTCAAAATAATAAGCTCAAGCTTTATTTTGAACGGCCAACTGATAACTCGGTAATGCTGTTTAACTTCAGGAATATCATTCCGGATAGTTACAAGCATGATCTGACCTTTGGTGTAATGGATGACTACGATGGACTGATCTATGAATACACTGATCCGACCGACGATAGTCGTATCAATATCTATTTGCCAGACAAAGGAGCAAAGAACCCGAAAGAAGTGAAATCAGTTGGGGTGCGAAACAAGTGGCAAGCTCATTTTAATGCGTACCGGATCTGGAACAAGCTTCGGTTTCAACGTAAATCCATCACCTTTGATGCGGCGCCTGAGTCTGAATTGCTTGTGCTACGTGACCGTATTGCCGTAGCAGATTATCGCAATGGTATTCATCAAAGCGGGGAAGTGGTACAGCAAGAGGGTTTAATCCTCACCTTAAGCCATGATGTAGATTTCATAGCTGGCAAGAGCTATGTGATCTATCTGCAAATGGGGGATGGTACCGTGGACCTGATTCCCGTTACGCCGGGTTCAGCCAAGAACAAAGTAGTTTTAGGCCGTTTACCGAACGGGGCCTTAAAGCTTAGTCCCGATGACTTTGTGAATACTATCTACACCGTAGTTAATGACGATACCAAAGGCTCACTGCCTTATCTGGTTGCAAAAAGAGAACCAGCTGACCAGTTCTCTAATACCATTACTGCAATTAATTACGATGAACGTTATTACCTCAATGACAAGGACTTTATTGATGTGCCGGTTGATGATTCACCGATTTACATTCGATATGACCAGCTGGATATTAATCTGGCACGTTTATATCAGATGCAAAGAGGGGATTTGCCAACGACTGGAGAAATCAGTTTTGTAGTTGAAGCAGGTGCACTAGTTTCAAGTTCAAGTTCTTATCGACCGGAAACCAGATTTGTCTATAAATTCGACTATAACTCTAGTCCTGCAAAACGAGAGTATATCGTTCCAGCTGCATCAGAATTACCTGCTATTGATACTGGTGAGTTCCCACCTGATCTCGTGGTAAATTTGACTATTAAAGGTGCTGTTGTTGGACGTGGTGGTGATGGAGGATTGCCACATTTGGCATTTGGTGCATGGTCTACCGATCCGGATTACAACTTTACCAAAACCCGTCGTGATGGTTTTCAGGGAGCACCCGGTCTATTAAACCGGCACAGTAAACTAAACCTGATTATTGATGGTGGAACTCTGGCTCGAGGCGGCTCAGGTGGTGGAGCAACACCAAGCGGTATTTATACAGGATTATCGTATGGAGTTCAGGGTATTCCCGGTGGAGCTGGAGCACCTTTTGGTCGGGTTATGACCGGACAACCTATTACTAACGATTCACAAGACTGGCGTTGGTACTTAAATGGTGACTTTATGGTTGTCAAAGTAACCGATGCCGAAGCTTCGGTACCCGGTAAAGGTTACCGAACCCAAAATGATCGTTATGGATCTCCATTATCAGGTGATGGCGGAAATTGGGGCCAACGTGGTACCAAGTCTACTAATGATGGAACATGGAATTGGCAATACCATGGCACAACTGAAGGTCAGCCGGGGCCGGGTGGACCTGCAATTGTTGGGGTGGCACCTCTAACAACTCAACTGATTAACGGAGGGAAAATTCTACAAACCCTTTAAACCTTAAAATAACTTTGAGCACCCAATTCGGGTGCTTTTTTTATCGCTCCGATGATGAATTGGACAACAAACAACTACCGCTTCCTAGCGGTTTTTTTATTTCTGGAGAAATTAATGGAACCAGTTTCCACTAGCGGTTTTACAGCACTACTAAAATTGTACGGGATTGCAATCATGGTGACTTTAGCGGTCGGTTTGGTTGCAGCAGTGGTATTAATGACTCGTATGCCACGTTCACCACAAGAGTGGGCAGTGGGCTTGATCTGTACGGTTGTTTCAAGTTTGGCTGGTGGCTCGTTCATCATTGTGAAGTGGGGGCTTCATGAATGGGTTACTGATGTATGGGGGATGATTGCTCTGGGTGGATTCTTCTTTGTTTGTGGATTACCCGGTTGGGCTTTGGTCCGATGGATCTTTAACTTCATTGATAAGCAGGAAGGTAAAACGATCGTTGAAGTGATCAAAGAGTTTAAAAAAGCCAGAAAAGACATTGAAAACAGTTAATGCCGCCTTCGGGCGGTTTTTTTTATATCTAAAGGAAACTGAGATGAATATTGAACAATATCTTGATGAGTTAATTAAGCGCGAGGGTGGTTACGTAAATAACCCAGCAGATCGGGGCGGTGCAACCAAATACGGTATAACTCAAGCTGTAGCACGTGAAAACGGCTATAAGGGTAATATGAAAGATTTGCCTCTGGATGTGGCCAAAGCAATTTACCGCAAAAACTATTGGACAGCTCCACGATTTGACCAAGTAAATACTGTTAGTTCCATGGTGGCAGAGGAGCTTCTAGACACTGGTGTGAATTGCGGTACCGGCTTTGCAAAACCACTTTTACAACGAGCTTTGAACTTGCTTAATAACCAAGGTAAAGCAGGGTTCCCCGACTTAGAAGTAGACGGTGTTTATGGTTCAGAAACGCTAGGTGCTCTTAAAACATACTTGTCAAAACGCGGGAAAGAAGGCGAAAAAGTTTTAGTTCGAGTTCTGAACATTATGCAAGGACAACGCTACATTGAAATCTGTGAGCGTAATCCAAAGCAGGAACAGTTTTTCTATGGTTGGATTGCCAATCGGGTTGTTATATGACTTTCTTTCAATACAGACGTTCAAAGATAGCTTTCACAATCACACTGCTGTGCATTCTATTTTCAGGATGCACAGCGCATACGATTAACAACAATGTGAATGTGAGTATTTGTGTTAAAGCCCTCTAAGGAGGGCTTAAAAGAAGTTAATTAATGAAAAAATATATATGATTTCAATTCTTTTAAAATATTTGTATTTTTTGCCTCTAAGGATTCGATAAATGCTAAAAATTCTATTGATGAATGTTTATCTAAGAACCGAGTATCGCTAAACGGCTGGTTTGCCTTTTCTACTAATTTATCACCAATTTCATGTATCGCTTTATAATACTCCATTGTAATGTCATAGAGATTTTGTCCTTCTGAAAGAAAACAAAATGCACTCATTTTATCCTTATCCAAGTTATAAGCTTTAATAAGTTTTTCTTGAAATACGACTGCTATAGTTTTTTCAGATATATTTACTTTATTTTCTCCGCTAATTATTCCACTTATTTGATATTTAAGGTTATGAATTATATCTCTTTGAAGATGAAATAAGTGAAAGGCCTCTTTTGCTTCATGAGCAAGTACTTGTAAATTATGTTGCTCTTTCCAATCATTAAAAAGAGAAATTGCTATTAATGAAGCTGCTAAAGTTGTTCCAATCGAAAATATATCTTTAATAAATGAAATATCTATTTTTTGAGCATAAAATGATTTTAAAATTACTATAAGCATAAAACATATAGATACTATAATTCCTATAATGCATACAGCATTAACCACATTATCTTTAGTGAGGCGCATAACTTATGAAATAAAAAATATTTATTAATAATCAATAATTCCTTCCATGTAAAGAAATTTTTACTCAATTTGTCTCTACTCATAAGCCAGTTTTACTAGAAATATAATTAACGTCTGAGCAGAGATAAGTCTTAAGTATAAATTATTTTATATTACGACAAATCAGATCCATATCAAGAATTTCACTTTCTCTTGTAGTCATGTTACGGGTTACATAAGGGTAAATAGCACATAAAAAATACTGTAAATTCTTAAAAGCTTCTTCGCTTAACATACCCATTCCATTTTGCATGTCTCGAATTATATCTAGAACAAATAGTAGAAAGGTCGCTGGTGTAGCTTTATTTTCAATATGATCAAAATATTCTATCAGACCATGTAGTTTAAAATTTTCGGGAGGATTAAGAGCTTTGTCACATTCTCCAGAACAACTCCATTTAAAAGCAACAATTGTATTTAAATCATTTACTTTCTTAATAGTGTATAAATTCCCATGCATTTTATTATTTATTACTAAATTGTTGTCACATACCATGCATTTTAATAGAAATTGATTGTCGCTAAAAATTTTAGCTTTGACCGGATTTTCAGTTCTCCACCTATTAAATGATTCAGGAAAAAAACGTTCAATAAGTCTAATACCTGATTTACTTTCTAACAAAATACTTTCTATATTTTCTGCATTTAAGATTCTAGTTCTGTAATTTGAATTTCTAATACCATTAATAATTGCATCTAAACCTGTTGATGCAAGTGTAGAATAAAAACCAATAAAACCATTACAATTATGAGTTGTCAATTTTTCTATTAAGTTAAGTTCATCTGTGGGTGCTACAGAACTGCCAGAATGAGCTTTATGTTTGCAGCTTATTAACCATCGTATGCTAGTTGTACTTTGATCTAAGATACCTTGAATATTTTCTTCAACAATCAAGTCTTTTCCATTATCAGCACCCCTTGATGGGCTCTCAATAATTTTAAAACCAAGATTTTTAAAAAATTCTTCTGCAAATAATTCAAATGAATCTCTAAGACCTTCATCCCCATTTCCGTGTGCTGGAGGAATTTCTTTAAAATCAATAATAGCCATATATAATCTCTTTTTTATTTGAAAGCATAAATAGTTTAATATTTTTTTATATTTAATTAATAGTTGATTTTTAGGTGTTAATTTTTTATTTCTAATAACTCATCCCACTTAAAAGGGTTTCTACTCAATTTATCCCGCGACATTGACCAGTTTCGTCCAGGAACAAAACACGGTCCGACTCCTAATTTCTTCTTTCCAAACTTGCTGTGAATACCATCCATAGCCTGCATCAAACATTCCTTTTTCTCTATTTGTTTAAAGTCAGTTAATAGGTCATAAGTATGGCCAGACTTCGGCTCTAAACATGTCAGCACTACGCCGCACTTCTTATATTTGATTCCTTCTTTATAGATACGGCTTACCATTCTCGTAGCTGCTTTTACAAAATCAATTGTGCAGTCAGTCGGTTCTGAAAATGAGCCTGTAATAGATTTATTGTAAAATGGCACATTGGGGTCAAATGGATTTGATTGAACGAAAGCAATCATACATCCGCACAAAAGCCCTTCATCACGTAGCCTTTTACACGCATCTTGAGCATACATAGAGATAGCTTCTTTTAGATCAGTTAATTCAGTAACGCGACCACCGAAAGATCTAGACGCGACAATTTGTTTTTTTGATGGAGGAGTGTGTTCGATCTCAATACATGAGATACCTTGCAGTTCGTAAATAGTTCTGGCCATGACGATAGAAAATTTCTTTTGCATTTCTCGTGGCTCGGCACAGGCTAAGTCAAGGACCGTATTAATTCCCATTGCTTGAAGTTTTTTTGAATGCTTACGACCAACGCCCCAAACCTCTGAAACATCGATAAGTGAGAAGTAATATTCTTTATTGCACGGATCCATTGATACCAGATCGCAAACGCTGTTAAAGCCGGGATTTTTCTTTGCAATGTGATTTGCGGTCTTTGCTTCTGTTTTACTTCTGCCAATCCCGACACAAACAGGTAAGCCTAGCCATTTCCATATTTGTTGACGCATTTGCTGACCAACTTTTTCTAAATCAAAGTTCTTCTCATAAGCGGTGAAATCAACAAAACATTCGTCTATAGAGTAAGGTTCAACTTCTTCATCTGTAACGTAAGAGGCTAGGATCGTATGAAAGCGCCGTGACATTTCAGCATACATTGCATAGTTGCTTGAAAGAACAATTACGTTATGTTGCTGAACAATGTCTTTAATTTGAAAAAGCGGCACACCCATTTTTATATTTAAGGATTTTGCCTCGTTGCTACGCGCCACGGCGCAACCATCGTTATTTGACAAAACAATGACCGGTTTATCATTCAAAGACGGATCAAAGACTCGCTCACATGAAACGTACATGTTATTTACATCGATGAGAAAAAATACTTTGTTCTCATGTTTCATGACTTAATGCCGTGTCATTTTAATGATATGAGTGACAACACCCCAAATTATTAATTCTTGGCCATCCGCTAAATAAATATTTTTATAATCCGGATTCTCTGCTTTAAGCCATTGGCCTTTTTCATCGATCATTAAACGTTTAACTGTGAATTCATTGTCAATTAGTGCAATAACAATATCGCCGTGCTTTGCATCAAGACTACGATCCACAATCAATTCGTCATCAATATCTATACCTGCATTAAGCATTGATAGTGATGCAACTTTGACAATAAACGTTGAAGTTGCATTTTTGATTAAGTGCTCATTCATATCGAGCGCTTTATCGACATAATCTTGTGCTGGAGAGGGGAAACCAGCGGAAATCTTTTCAAGTGCGTAAGGGACAAGCATGTGAGTTGATGGTACAACTAGCTTGATAGACATAACCTCAGATAAAACAAAACCTTTTTGAAGGTATGGCTTTATCTTGATAATGGAAGGTGCAATTTCGCTCATAGAATATCCTCCAGCTTGATTTTGTAACATATTCAAGATGATATTCTAGAGATGAGCTTAAATTCAAATTTAAAAAGCTGTGGATAAACAAGTAGAAGTCAAAAATTGACGTCTGTCATTGTGCATTTGGTCGGAAATTCTTCAGTTCTGATCGGGGTTGAGCGGTGAATTCATCAACTGGCATATCGAGGAAAAAGTCCTTTGCTTCCTCATGTTTACAGTGAAGCCAGTCTTGCCTTAATTCTGGTGGAATAACAATAATAGAGCGCTTTTCATCAGTAGGCGCATGGAATTGCTTCATGAAAGGGTGGTGGTCAGAATTAATGGTGAGCATGCTCATAGACCTGATTTCTTCACCGTTCACTACTGCATATTCGTAAATGCCGGCGATAGTGAAAGGCATATCATCTTTGCGATAAATTCCCCACCATTCTGGCTTATTATTAATATACTTCGGTTCAAAAATCACATCTGCAGATATTAAGCAGAATTGATTTTTCTTCCAAGCATTACGAAAGCTGGGCTTTTCGTGAACTGTCTCTGTTCTTGCATTGTAAGTGTTATGAACTTTCTTAAGGTCTTTAACCCAAGGTGCCACTAGTCCAAAACGAGCTAATCGCCATTCCATCTGCTCTTTTTTTGAGAATAGAAGGGGAGCTTCATAGTTGGGGTATATATGAGATTTATATTCAAATGTTGGCTCAAACAGATCCAATAAATGAATTCTATCTTTTGCTATTGGTTCGTAGTTTGAGCACAT